GCCCCATTAACTTCAAAATTGTACCAAATTTCCCCATAAAAAAAAATCAAAAAACTTGTACCAAATGTATTGCAATTTTAAAAATAATGTGGTATAATAAATATAGTTAAAGAAGAACAACAATCAATAAGGAGGAAAAAATATGTATAATTTATTTATGGGAAGCAATGAGCTAGTTGTTATTTACAGAAATGGAACTCATCATGTTATAGAGAAAGATGAGGATTACAACGAGGTATTTACAGGTAGTTATGAAAAGTGCTGTGAATATTGTAAAAATAGGAACATCGATTATCTTGAAAGTTTTTATTAATTTTATTACAAATAAGGAGGTTCAAACGATGACATTCTGTGAACCTCCTTATAAAGAAGTATATCTTAACAATGTAGTATGGTTACCAGACACAACACTTAGAATAATGATTAACTTCAAAATTGTACTAAATTTCCCATCAAATTTTGGTGAATTTTTTGTACAAAATATTATTGACAATTTAATGTTTATGGTGTATAATAAAAAAAGATTAAACAAGGAGGATTTTAAAATGATGAAAGCACAGATAGTATATTACAAAGAAGAGGGCAACAAGTTTTACGGATTTTATTTTAACAGACATTTTACAGCATGTAGCTTTAGATTTGAGGAAGATATTAGAGAATTTTTATTAACATCCGGTTATGAATTATCACCAGAAATAAGAGAAGTTGATTTTGATACACACATGGAAGCATCAAGAGAATGGAACAAATTAGCATCTGAACACTGGGGTCATGATGATCGACTCAATATGGTAGAAATAATGATAAGAAAGCTAATGATTTTAAAAGAACTCACTTATGGAATACCTAAAAAAGACACTTACAAATCAGCGATTTTTATGCCAATCGACGAACTAGAAGAAGAACTCAATTACTGGAAAATGTTATACAAATTAACGAAAGTAGGTGGAATTTAATGGTAATAGTAAAAGAAATTTTAGTAATGAATAACACATGGGATTTAAACACCATAATCACAATCTATTACACTTTTGAGGGAGAAGTAGTAGTTTTAAGAAGAGATACAGTATATGACTTAATACAATATAGGTATCCAGAATTAGAATACCCAGTAAAATTTTTTACAGAAGAATCAATAAAGGTTTGCTTACCAGAATATTAAAGTAAAGGAGGTTATGCCAAGCAACAAAAAATCTGAAAGAAGGGAGGTGATAAAATGAACTATCTCAAGAGAAACTGGTTTTTACTCCTGCTCATCATATTACTATCTGGTTACACAGCTTACACGTCATACTTAGTACTATCAAACGATAACCAGAAAGTAATAGAAGAGCAACAAAAACAGATATCACTTTTGTCTGACAAAATAACAGAACTAGAAAATAAAGAGACACCAGAAATCCCAGTGCTTGACACATCAACATTGGAGAACAGAATAAGCGCCTTAGAGCAAGCACAGCAAACAATCACATCAGGCGTTGAATCTATGAATCAAGCAATAGAAGGAAATCAAAGTCAGATAAAAGCGATCTGGGCAACGTTAGAAGAAAACGAACTTGTACACTCTAACGCAGGAGAAACAAACAGATAACTTTTAATTGTGGGGCAAACGCCCCGCTTTTGTTATTTGATAATTAACTGCTGTCCCGGATAAATTAAGTTAGGATTGCTGATCCCATTGTCGTTTGCAATCTTTTGGTAAGACGTGTTAAACTGACTAGCAATCCCAGACAAAGTGTCACCCTGTTTTACAACATAAGTTTTGTGTGCTGGTGCACTCCCACCATTAATTTTTAAAACCTGCCCTGGGTAAATAAGATTAGGATTACTTATACCATTATCACTAGCAATCTTTTGGTAAGTTGTGCCATATAAGCTAGCAATACCAGATAATGTATCTCCACTTTTTACAACATAATCAACCGCGTTAGGTTTTGGTTTTTCTGCGGGCTTGTTTGTTACAGAATTACCTTTGATCTCTTTTAACAAATCTCTTACCATCTCATTACAATCAACTCCTCCATTAATCCCGGGCACACTACCGTCACTGCAATACTGCCAGATATCAAAAGGTACACTAGGTTTGTGACTATAGTTAGCAATCCAACTGGTAAATCTATCAAGGCTATTTTTAATAACATTTTTAGCCCAGTCCTCATTGCAGTAATATCCAAACCAATATCCAGCATCCTCAATTGCCTGACCCATGTCTATAAAATACTGAGCATTGTAACTACCTCTTATACTTGCATCCTCAATATCAATGTAAATAGGTAAACCCAAATTACATTTTTTAGCAAGTCTTAAAATATGTTTTGTCTCACTATCTGCATGAGCTTTATTGTTAGCATAACTATATAAGTAAATACCATACGGTATACCCAACCTGTCACACTCTTGTACATTGCGTAAAAAATATGGGTCATCCTGCACCACAAAATCGTCTCCATAACCACATTGGATTATTGCTCCATTGATAGCCCCATTAACCGCATCCCAATTTATAACTCCCTGATATCTTGATACATCAATAATCATATATACCTCCTTACTTGCCAATCAAAAGCATCCCTTGAGTATGCTCCTGCATCCGGCTTGACTGTTGGGCCGTAATAGGGGTCACCCCCGTGCCCACATAATTGATTGTTACCTATATACATTTCTACATGGTCAAAAAACGGATTGTGATACGACCAGTTAAAAAATACTAAATCTCCATTTAGCAGATCACTTGTGTCTAATGTCCCACTACCCTCTTTGATTAGTGTTCCGTTTTCTACTTGCGTCCCTGTCCACGTTCCAATCTCCACTCCCACCACACTGTTGTAACAATGCCATACTAGTCCAGAGCAATCAGCATAACCATTGTCTGGCCACATACGCAGATCACCAGATTGAGAGTAGCCGAGTTTACCCTCATAACTTAAAATTTTGTCAACTAATTGTTGACGCTGGTCTGGTGTGCCTGTACCTGTATTTGGATAAGACGGCTGAGGGGTAGTAGTAGTTTCTCCATGGATTTTTTCGTTGCGATAAATTGGTAACCACAATTTATCGCTAGCTTGATAAAACTCAATTTTTTTGTTGGTGCCCTGGTTATCCAAGTATAAAAAGAATGTTTTACCAAACTTTTGTAATGACTTAATATTTATGGATGTCTCAAAAGGTTTGTAGGTATTATCTGGGTTACCACTATTTTGATTTTGATTTCCGCCGATACTATGTTGTGGATCATAGTTACCAAAACCCTCCTTACCACTTTCTCCGTCCCACTCATCCAACAGGGCTTTTACTGTATTTTGACGAGTAGAATAACTACCAACTATGCCATTATTGAGTACTGTCATATACCACACATCATAGTTACAATTACCGCATCCGTTAAAGATCTGATAAAACGCCTGCGGTGATTGATGATAATTAGTTAACCCAAAAATAGCGGTTTTAGGATCAGTTATTCCGCACTCATCACGCAGGAGGGGAATATAAGAATTATCACAATCTGACTCCCACAACTTATTTTGTGTGTTAACACCCTCATCAGTAACAAGCACAGCACTAACCTCATTAGCTTCATTTTGCGTAAAAATTTTGTCGCCCCAGGCGTCTCTACCTGCCTGGATTTGAGGTAACAAAATTGGTAGTTGGTTAGCAATATCAGGATAATCAGTTATTAGCAGATTTAATAAATCCCAACTCCTGCCATATGTCCATTGCATAATACCAATACCAGCCATAGCCCACGACTCAACACTACCATAATTGCAGTTAGTCTCTACTGTGCTTGTTACGTACATTGCATAGCTTTTCCAATTTTGGTCATAAATACTCATTTATTTTAACCATTTTTTGATATAATACATGCGTGATAAAATTGAGAATCTATATCTCCCGCCACTAGGTACTGATCCGCCTAATGTTTTTAGATATATTTTACCGTTGCCAATTATGTATTGTGGATTAGTATAAATAATATTGCCTTTTGAGTCAGATACACTAACATTACCGCTAAAATATAGCGTAGACTGGAAAGTATTGTTAAAATACTGATTAGGCAAAATAATAAAAGGAGTACCGGACAAACCAAGAGCAGGTGTAAATCCCTCTTTAAACTCTATTAAATTGTATAGACTAGCTATCCCCAAATCTGGATTAAATTGCAAAACGCAGTTGTACTGGATAAAATTAGTTGGATCTGGGTTATCGATATTTATCTCAATCCAGTTGTCAATTTCTGACAACGCGTTTGTCGCGGAACTGTTAGCAGAGTTAGCAACAGAGTTAGCAGATTGCGCCAGAGCACTAGCTTCTCCAGCCGAAACTTCTGCCGCCTGCGCGGCAACCTTGTTAGCCTGCATACCCGTATCAATTGCCAAAAATGCTGGGTTTAAATCTCCCAACCAGCTAGCCTTATCAGTACCGATAAATTGTGGTAAATCGTAGTTTGGTGTTTTGTTTGTATGTGACATATATTAATCCTCCTTAAGCTACTGCAAGGACAGTCTTGCCCTCCCAGTCATATTGATAAGTTGTAATATCATAGTTATCATAACCATCTGTTGTGATATTTTTATCGTCATATCCAGCACAAGTTAACGCGTCCTCTCTATGCAAGGACACTAAAAAGTCTATCACGTTTTTGTAAAAAACTCTTTGCCCTGTCACTGGATTAAACATATAAAATCTATCATCCTCTGTCAGATATTTTTTTGCATAAAAATCATACTGGTAACATGTTATATTTTTTGCGTCATACATATCTGCTGTAAGATTAAGCCCATCATACTCAATACATGTAAGTGCATAATAGTTAAAATAATTATAAAAATCATTAAGCACATTTTGGACAGTATCAGTATAACCTGTAATCGGGTTAATCACATAAATAGATTGACCCTGTTGCTCTAACCAAATCGTTAAATCTGTAATCTGCTCTGTTACCCATGATCTTGTTTTTTGGTCAGCACTTTTTATAGCATCACTTAAAACAGTAAATTGGTTATTGATAACAAGTTCTAATTCTGACACTTTTGAATCTGTGTAATCATTGGCAGAATTTAACGTAAATTTATCCTGTTGATCGATATATTTATAAATCTCAGAATAATCTGACGATAATTGCTCAATAACCTCATTGATCTTATAAGTGAGTTTACAAAGCACCTCGTAATATGACAAAGACTCATCATATACAAGTGGCATAACTTTAAAGCAACGCCAAAACGGATATACATTACCAATCATTTTTGTCACCTCCTTACCATAGTTGCATAAATAGTACATCCAACTCCTCAATTATCAGCATGTCAATGTTCAGAAAACTTTGTCTGTATTCCATTAATAACTGACTATTAGATTTCGAGTCATTTTTACCAGACAATTTACGGTTATATTTTTCCGTTTCTGACGAGTTTAATTTAGACATATTAGTTGCATTTGTTTTTTGAGAAGTTGTGGCATAGTTTTCAGAAAATGGGTCTTGTAATGAACCCATTGGGGTATCATTTTGCAGAGACTTGTTTTCACCTTCATCTTGACTTGTATTATCTCCTACTGTCTTTCTTTCATATTCTTCGGTTGTCGAATATGTTTCAAAAGGATCAAAGTCAATTTGTGCTGATAGATACATCTGATTGTAATATGGCATAATCTCCTCCATTTTTACGTTCAGATATCGTTTAAAAAGCCCTGCTGTTTCGAAACCAATTTCCCGCATGTAATAATGATTAAGAATTTTTTCGTTTAGTTTCGAACGATAATTTTCATCGAAAATTGGATAATTTCTTAATCCCAGATCAAAACCGGATTGAATAAGGTATCTTAACTCTGTTGTATATTTACTCATCTAAGTCACCATCCTCTTCTGATGTTTCACGTGAAACATTTTCATCTGTCTGATCTGTTCCGAAAACCATTGCGTTATACAATTCCTCTAATTCTGGATTGTAATTAACAGAAATATCTGTTCCAAACATTCTGTTTATTTCTTTTGCACCCTGCCTTCTTGCGTTTAAGCCAATTTGTCTGGACATAGAAATCTGCTCAAGATTGCTGTTAACCTCATCGCTGATTTGTCTCTCTTTTTTATCCATGTTATTATTGTTAATCCCTAAAAATAACATGGCTTCGTTCCAGATACGATTTTTTTCAATGCTTAATTTATCTGCGATAAATGGGGCATCTGTTTTAAGCACTTTTATTGCGTCCATATCTAGGTTTTTATTGCCAAAAATAAACGGTTCGTTTCCCTCATATTGCATATAAACATTTTTCATTGTGAGTTTTTGTTTCTCATCGCACAGAATCATAATTGGGGTTTTTTGTGCGTTAATATTAACATCAATCGCCCTGCTCACATTATAAAGTTTTTGTGCAAACATATCTATGTCAATATGAGTTGTGGTATGCAAAAAGTTGTTAAAAACAATAACCGAGTCAGCTTTAGTTTTAAAATTTTGGTAACTATTTACACTGTACGCCATGCGGTTAATTGGTATCCTGTACACATCTAACTCACCGCCGATTGTACACTGCAAAAATAAATCACCGATAATCTCATCCCTAAAATACAATCCATAACCATTGTCAAAAAGTGTCAACTCTAAAAATCTCTCGTCAATTGTCTCTGGTAACCCCTCCCATTTGTACATATTTATGGCCAACTCTTTAAGAAAGTAATAATAATGTAAATATGTGACGTTGTTTTGCCACAAACTACTCCACCCGTCAAGGGCTTTGTTGTAACCATAAATTTTGTTGTAATTTTTTCTTGCCATTTTTAGCCCCCTGTCCAAGGATTATCATTATACTTGCCTATATCGCCATGCCATATAGTTGTACCGTTATCAAACATATTTTTTAGTATCTCAATGTCGTCTTTTGGTATATTACCAGCCAATATGCATCCAGTAGTCTGTACGTAATTAAAATTCTTATTTCCCGTAAGAGAAGGAGTTTCGATTTTATTCTGAACGTAACCATAACGAGTAAAATACTCTTCGAGTCTTTTCGCATATTCAGGGCGTATGGTTTTCCATTTTAAGGTTATACCATTTATTCCGTTTGCGATATTAAATGCGTCACCACCCGTTTGCCCTGCTAGTGTAGGAGGGGCGATTTCCGCGTCTTGAATTTTTGCCATCTGTTGACGTATAGCAATCTCACTATTTTTAACCCCAGTGTATGCGCTTTTTGCACCACTGTAAATTGAGCCAATTGTACCTCCAATATTACCAGACAATATAGAGCTTAACGCCCCGGCACCTCCCTCTATGGCACCCATAGCAACAGCTTCTTTTTTGTTATAACTGTTGATACTATTTGATAAAGCAAAACTATTTGCATTATTAGCCATATATAACAGATAATTGTCAACAGTGACTGGGAGTTGTGGAAAATTAGCAATTGATAATCCAGCGTCTAAAAACTCTCCGTATTCTGGTCGCCCGTCATACTCGTGCCCATTATCACCAAAATCATTATAATACTTAAGATAGTATGTAAGTCGTGGTGAGGCTCCCACATAATTTACTAACCCTAGCTCTAATTTTGACAACTCATTAACAGCCTCAGGCTTTATGATAAATTGATTGCCATTATATGCTGTCATTTCTATATAGCTGTACGGGTAGCTATATAATTTGGAATTGTCATACTTTGGGAAATAAGTCCACCAATTGTCTATACTACTTAGTATAAAATTTGAGCTTTTATATCCGTCTCTCAACCTGCCGATCTTTTTGCCTGACGCCATGTTAACTATCTCAAAGTTGTTACCAACCACCTCCTCAGGCACAATAGTTATTGATTGTATACACTGTGTTATCCACGGCACATCTTTTAGCTCAGATAAAATTGCTTGTAAACTGTCAGTCCTTGGTGATGGATTATCGTTTAAATTATCTATGACATAATAATCTAATACTGAGGGCATTTTATCAAACGTCCCTCCAGTTGATGATTTGAGGTTGGGATTGTCAGTATCACCAAAATCTGATGTGAGATCAGCACTTGAGCACATTAATACGTAATATGTATTCCAACTGACTACCTCAGTGTGAGTCACAACATAATCACGTCCATATTCCACTTGCTCCGGGAAAAGATTGGACAACCACGGGGTGCCATCTGACAAAAATTGTTGCTGATGAGATCGGCTAATAAATGACTTTAAATACTCGATGTCAAATTGCCATGTCTGGAATACGTCTATCTCAAATGTGATTATTGTGTTATCGTCATTTGCGTACTCTTTGTTACGTATAAATGCGTAAAACCATTTTGTCCCAAAATTTTTGTTTTGAAACATAATGTAATCACAACCGTAAAGATTGTCGTAATTTTCCGGAACTGCAATCGTACCATCCCTGCGTAAGTACTGGAAATCATTATACTCTCTATATTTTTTTGATAAAAAGTATAGAGATTGCTCAGACGGATTTTTAAAGTCCATCTGATTTTTATAATCAGTTAACCTAGTATTGTTTATCAATATTAACCGTGATTGTGGTGTGATTGCCATATCTATACCCCTAACCTGTAATTGTTACTGTTGCGGTTGCTGTTTTAGATTGGTCAGCGTCAGCTATATATAAAACATTATAAGATGTTTTTGTCTCATCTGCCGCAATAATCAAAAGACCATCATCACTAATGCTTGTTCCGGGGGATACTGCACCACCAATACTAAAGTGTCCTTTTTTGTTTATTAATCCATTACCCTCTACTGTCCCAATAAATTGTGCTGTCCCGCCTTTAGCAACTGTTGCTGTGGTTGGGGATATTGTAACATTGGTAATCTCTGGTGCAATAGTTGTAAACAAAATCGCGTTGCTAAAAGGCGACACGGAAAATGTTTTCCAGACGTGATAAAAATAATTCCAGTAGAGACCCTCTGCGTTATACACCTCGGTCATGTTGTAGTAATTATCAAAGATCATAAACCAGTCACTGTCAACCATTAATCCTGAGATAGATTTAAGTGAGTTTAACTCATCCTCTGTAAACGGAGTATAAGTTGTGTTTGGATCATCAGCAAAAATCTCCTGTAATCTCTCCTCGTCAATAGTGCCAAAACCATCTACCCCAATCTGTCTACCAATCAACTCCGCTTTGTCCATGTTAAATGACAATGCCAAAACCTCTACATCAAAAATTGAGGATAGCTCAGTTGTTAAAATAGTGTACAAATATCTTGGGTCTGTGTAAGTGCGTACTCCTGCATAGTTATAATTAGCAGACATATAACTTAAGTTTTTGGCAGATGCTACCATTGTAGTAGTTACTGACCTTGCGTTGTCTGCTGTAACAGTTGGGATAACTGTCGTTGATATTTTCCCGTCCAGCGCGCATCTTGCGATGAGATATTTCATCACCAAAAACTCGTCATAGTTTGCGCCGGTGTATAACTGCTCAATAATTCTACCAATTAGGTCGGTAATTCCCTGCCATGACAAAAACGCCTGTCTAAGCTGGTCGTTGCTAACAGTGGTGGGATAAAATTTTTGATAATTCATGCTGTGGAAGGCGGTCTGAACGTCTGGGATTCTCCTTTTAAATAGGTCAGTTTCAGCCTTCTCGGGATTAAACTGATAGGGTCTTGCAATTTCTACAAAAATTTCTTCGACAGTTTCTCCGTATTCTAAAAGCCCTTTCTTAAACCCCGCCCATGGATTTTCATAAAGTCGGGATGTTATAATAACTCTCCCGATGCGGTTAACAAGGTTTGTTAAAAATGCGTTTTGTAACGGCTGATACTGCATGATAATATCGCCGATACCTCTAAGTGACTGTAAAGACTGATCTTTTGTAACTTTAGCTCCGTTAACTGTATCTCCCTCTTTTAACGCCACTGGCACCTGATCCGCATATGTGCCGCCTATCTCACTACGAGTTACATTTAAAATGTCGGCAGAATTTAATTCGTTTAAATTTTTGGTTGCTTTTGGTTTAGTCGGCATATTAACCCTCCGTTCTTTCTAATAATTCATCAAAAGTTTGGACTTCTCCGTCCCGCTTTACGTCTTCTTCTGTTTCTTCAATCGTATCGTTAAAATCTTCTTTTACTTCGGAAGTCCCGAAAAAACGATCCATATATCTGGCTTTCAAATCGTAATATTCTTTCTTCCAGTCTTTTTCCTCTTCTCTGGGGGTGTAAATGTTTATGTCATCACGCCCGCTATACTCGTATTCGTCCTGATCTTCTCCGTCATACGTTTCTCCGTACTTTTTTAATATTCCTTCTCTTTCGTCAAAATCATCTTTCAGTCGTTCCACATCTCTTTCCATGTCTTCTGTCATTCCGCCACTATCCATTATGCGACGCAAAATTTTTTCCATCCCAGATCGCGTTAAAATTGCCACTTAAATCACTCCTTTTTAAAATTGTCTACTAACTGCTGGATAACTAATGTGTTATTTTCGATTGTCTTTCGCATACTTTCGGCTTCATCTTTGTGCTGTGCGTCTTTTTTTACCATATACCAAAACATCACACCACAACAAACGATTGGGAAACCATAATTGCCTATCATATTCGCAACATCAGCTGGGGACATTTAGTGACCTCCTTCCTTTTTATTCTACCTCTATTATAACACAAAACGATGAAAAATGAAAGTTAATACTTTTGTACCAAAAAAGGAGCGGGATAAACCCGCTCCATTTGTATCTGAAATTGATGTGCCTAGTAAATCACGTTAGCAAGACGGACAAGTTGACCCGCCGGTTTTAAACGGTGCTACCGGGTCACACTAAATACTAGCGACATCAAAAGATACCTATATGGATAAAATATCAAAAATAATATTCTTGCTGTCTAAATTATTAAACCGCAGTTGACCATGTTCAAAAACTTTTTTGAGATATTGCATAACAAAAGTTGACTTGCTAACCATTAGCGCGTTCTGCTCATGATCGTCTGCCTTAAAGGTTAATTTTACAGGGTATGTCATATCAGGACTATCATTAACATATACAATTCCGTCCTCAAAAAACTCCCTGATTGCGTAATATTTTGAGCCGTGTTTTATTGTTGCTATATATCTGCATTTACCTTTGATGTGCTCGATAAAGCTATCGTTGTCATTAAGATATACATTTTGAGCGGCGTAGTCAGAATAGCCATCATCAAAAGCTTTTGCAAAACCTGAGTTAGATAAGGATTTACTGGCTGTCTCATTAAAGGTCTGCTCCATAACCCAGCCATGCCCCCTTAAAAATTTTGTGTCACTACGCAACATTTTGTGTATACCCATTGACTTGTAATATGGGTTTAACATAGTCACACTATTTGACGCTAATATGGTGCGGGTATATCTATATTGTTTTCCCTGCCCCCTTGCTATGGTCACATGGATCGACTGAAATTTTTTGATCTCATCAGCACAATAGTGATTCGTTTCCGATTGGAACTCGTCCAGAAAAACATTTGTAACCTCATTAAAATAAGACGAGTATTTTTTAAGTGCATCGGCGTTACTTAATGCAATTGCAAAACCACAACTTTGCTCGTTGTAATACAATTCATAAAACAGACCTTTGGCTACTGGTCTAGCTATCAGTTCACCGTTGTTAAAAAACAGAGGTTTTATATCTCTAAAAAACATATCAGCGCAAGACGACAACTCATAATTAAATCTATAGAGCTGTATAAATTTACCTTTACCTTGTATAAAATTATTTAGGCAAAGTCTTTTAAAAAATACGGTCTTTCCTGCTGTTCTGTTTCCGACGCATAGGTATATTTCCGGTTTGTTTCCATCAGCGTCTTTTAATGATAATAGTTTTGTGCCATCATAATACATGCTATACTCCTTCGTTATAAAATGTTTCACGTGAAACATTTAAAAATAGCCCCGTTTCCGGGGCATATTTTATACGATTACACAAGTTAAAAAATCTTTTCCCTTGTAGTTGGATGATTCTTTCCTGATTACTTTAATAGCCCAGTCTTCATCTTCATCTTCCATTTCTTCCGCGATTTCCTGATAGGTTCTGTAAAGAGTTTCAGAACCTGATATATACATTGTGCCATCCTTGTCTACATAAATATATTTGTTATAGTCTTTATTATCGCTTTTTTCATTATGTACCGCAACTTTTGCGACATAGTCAACGTTGATTAAAACACCATCTTCATAATTCTGTGTAACTTCATCGAGTTGATGTGCGTCAGTAAACATTTTTATAGCTACTCTTTCTTTTCCTGTTAATTCTCTTGTTGACTCTACTACTTTTGCACTATATTCTGCATTTCCCATTTTTTATTCCTCCATATAATCATTAATAAATTATGCTATTCATCCTCAAGTTCTTCATCTGCAAATTCGTTGTATTCAACTTCTGCGTATTTCATAAATGTGTCAACATCCATGGAATATTTGCGCTCGATTGGTACGTCAGAAATTACAACTACCTGTTTCTTTCTTTCTTTTGATAACTGCTGGATCATGCGTGCCCCCGGCTTATTAGCCATTTCCCTAGTTTCAAAAACTTCCAGATTTGTGCCATTTACTTCAGCAAAAGATACAGAGTGTGTGATAATACTTCTTGTGATTTTTTTCATCTTAGTTCTCCTTTTTCTTAATTTTAATCGCAATATGTTACACCCTTATTGTAACATATTATGCACAATCCGTCAATATTATTTCCTCATTTCATAAAAATTATCAATCAAAATTATTCCTCCTTTTATCCTTTTTGGTTTAAGTGCTCCTTTTACTCTTAACCCTATTTTAAAGTCCTCCATCCTATAATCTGCCAAAAAATTTTGTTTTGCTCTCTCAGGCATACCAGCACATTTTATCTCCATTTTTGGTTTACATGCTTTATCCTCTTTTATCACTCTCTCAATATATGTCTTTTGTCTGACAAATAATCCCTTATCCCATTCAGACTCCTTTTTCCAGCAACAAAAATTTTTATTGTGTATTCTCACAGATTTTGGGGTGCAGTTGGTTAGGTGTATTGAGTCGGTGTCTGAGTATATAAAATTGTCATAATTTTTCTGAGCGGCTTTTATTGTAAAATTACGAGCGTAAGATGTTATGTAGCTACCTATCGCTATATATCCGGGTGTTTTCTCTTTCTCTTCCACCAGATCAAAACTTACACAATCTTTGTCTGGGTTTAGATATGGCACTTTATAACTGCTGTCTGTACTAGCCGCTTCTTTTCCGTATAAATTATTTAAATAAAGTTTTGCAAGCTCCCGTTTTGCTCCCTTTGATGTCATTTTTATCTCACGGTACTTATCTATGTATTCATCAAAGATTCCCTTCTGTTTCCAAAAATAACAACAATCTAAAAACTTAAAATCATAAACATTGTAATGTTCAAAAAATGTTTCAAAATCTGGTTTAGTCATTGTTAATGTTACTCTTGCTTCTTTTACATTTCCCTCCAAATCAATATAATACCTATGATAATGGCCTTTATTATATATATTAGATGTTACTAGATATTCGTTTCCTTTGTATAACATATTTCCTTTTATTTGCACAGTTGGTAGATAATTTTCTTTCAGTTTAAATCTGCATTCAAACCTAACAAAATATAAAAAATTTTCAGAATGTTCTATCTTTTCTTTAAACTCATAGTAATTATCCAAAAATCTTGGTTTTCCTACTGGGTAATAATTACCACTTATGGAGTGCATCATACTTGGATATAGAGAGTTAACGTCTAATGTTAGTCCTCCCTTTATTATTTTGTTTGCGCATGAGGGTTTTAGATAACAGTAACCTCCTTTGTAACTTTTTCTGATATATTCTCCTGCGTTCTCTTGACAGTATTTTCCGTCAATTTCTATTTCGTACAAATTTGGGAAAAGATTATTATAATCAGTTTTATCATAAAATGACTTAAATTCTTTTAGGCAACAACTACCAATCGTTATTGAGTTGTGCCCCTCATCAAACATAATTTCTAAGGCTTCTTTTAAAACTAAAACGTCATTTTTTATGTACTCTTTTTCTTCTGGTGTTATAGGGCAATTTTTATACCTGTAACCTTTATACTCCATTTCCAATTTTTTATGAGTAGTCCCAAAAGATTTACCAATTCTGTCCAAACTAAAGGGCAATAACTTTAATGAGTCTCTGATCTCTATTACCTTGTTATTCTTTTTTATAATTATGTTATACCATTGACCCATTTCTGATATGGACGTTTTAAATTGATTGTTTTTCATATCCTTTTCAGGTACCCTGTTAAAAACATAATGCTCTCTTAATAGATAGTCAATTATAAAGGATCCATCAAATTTTAAATTGTGGAAATATAATATATTGTTACCAGACAAGTTAAACATATCAATAAAAAAGTCCTCTATGCTACCTCTTATTATAGGTTCAGCATCATCATATAATTTAACGTAACAAGCAGACCACACTTCTGTAAAGGTTTGACCATCAAAAACAGTTGTCTCAAAATCACACGCATAATAATTAAATTTTTTAATCCGCACTTCATCAACTACACTCCAACTCTCTATATTCATACTTCGTAATTCTCCTCATATTCTAAAGATTCTATTAATTTCTCTCTTTCTAAAGTTCCTAAATCCATAAAATCTAACATTGATGATAAAGCATTCAAAAGTTTATCTCTATCATAAGCTACTTTGTAACTTATAAGCTGTCCGTTTTCTCCTGCATCTTGTATCATTCTGCCTACTTCTTCTTTGCTGTATTTAAATAACAGGCGATTTAACCAACCATTTATTATTGCCACAGCGGTTTCGTTAAATTGAGATACATAACCCCTAAAATTTGATATTGCCATATCGGCTTCTGCTGGCGTTGATATTGCACCGGGTATTCGTAGTTTTATCTTATTTCTTTGTTTCTTTTTAAACTGGTAAAAAGACGCTTCTATTTCGCCATACTCATTTAATTCAACCGTTCTTTGCTGTATCTGTTTTGGAGTTATTTTTGCTAGTCTTCTTACAGATGCTTGAGTAATTCGCTTTGGAATATTTGGTACTACAAAGTCTACGTATAGACCTTGCTTTTCGTATCGCCTGACTGTTGCTAATACACGCGATCTTTGCTTGCGATATTCTTTTACGGTTGACGATATTTTCTTTGATTTCCTACGACTTGCCATCTGTGTCTCCTTTCCTGATTATTATTGTGTTATCTCTTAATTCCATGATAACACTGGGGTCTTCTTTTGTGATGTTTAAAAAAGACGCCCATTCGTTTGGGATACATGCCTTTATTCCGTAGTACTTCCCAGACTGATTAAAAATTAGCTTCTTTGCTTTGACCATTATCTCACCTCCTTCATTTTAATTGTACCATATTTAGTACAAATTGTCAAGTAATATATTTTGTACCAAAAAATTTTCGAAGGGAAAATTCCCATATTTTATAACTGCTTTATTAGCTTATTCAAATATTGATACCTCATCCATGTTAATCATTATTCTAAGTGTTGTGTCTGGTAACCATACTACATTGTTAAGATATACTTCTTTATAAGGAGGTTCACAGAATGTCATCGTTTGAACCTCCTTATTTGTAATAAAATTAATAAAAACTTTCAAGATAATCGATGTTCCTATTTTTACAATATTCACAGCACTTTTCATAACTACCTGTAAATACCTCGTTGTAATCCTCATCTTTCTCTATAACATGATGAGTTCCATTTCTGTAAATAACAACTAGCTCATTGCTTCCCATAAATAAATTATACATATTTTTTCCTCCTTATTGATTGTTGTTCTTCTTTAACTATATTTATTATACCACATTATTTTTAAAATTGCAATACATTTGGTACAAGTTTTTTGATTTTTTTTTATGGGGAAATTTGGTACAATTTTGAAGTTAATGGGGC